GGTCAAAAGTTGCATCCTGGGGTAAGGCTCTCAATATGTCAAACATCCAATCATGGAGAGGTTTGAGGATGAAATTAGTCCAATAATCGACTATTGCTATCGTACGGACCTTTCCGGCGGCTTCATACAGGTTATGAAGACGCTGAAGAACTAACTTGTTCGTCTTAAGAACTCCGAGGGATAACCCAAGGATCTTAGACCCAATGTTAGTCAACATCAGCGGCATAGTTGAGGACAAATTCGCCTTTCCTACTGATTCGTAGTGGGGCATTACCTGATATGAGAGGAGGTAAGACATTTTAAACATCTTCGCCGTCTTTCGAAAAGACAGTAACAGGTCGTTTTGACCTGTTGCAAGGAGCCATTCTTTCACCATATTGTATGGTACCCCTATATGTTCTCGGATATGCCGGAGTTTCTCTGTGGATGGCACCTGTTTAATATCAGGTACCAAAGCCTCCACTTCAGTGGTCTGTGTCTGAAGGGTATTTGCATCACAGCAAAACCAAAGAAAGGCATCTAGACCCGCTCCGAGTATTGAAATTGGACTGTTAGGCCCAGCATGTGTTGTAAAGAATGCGTTTCGAACGCGAGGATCGAATTGTTTTATCCCTAGTGGTACAATAATATTATACCAGAAGAGAGTACTAAAGTTTTGCTGGAATGATGAGAAATCATCGTTCCCTTTATAATTTGGATGTTCCTGGGTAATACTCGATTCTACTAGGTTGGGCTCCATCCACTCACCTAATAAACCCTTGTAAGCGAAGAGAATAGAAGTCCAAATATGGATATATCGGACATGTCCGATTCTAATATACTCTCGCGCTATAAGTGGGATTCTGGTGGGTAAACCATTGGACAAGCGTATTCGAAAACCTAGGTCTTGAGTGCTTGCTAGTTTCTTCCCACTCAGGAATGAGTTGAGGACGAAGAGCATAATCTTAAACCGGGCAATCAAGTGCGACGCTCCATTGTGTTTCAGGATCTGGACCACCCAAAGGCCGAACGTATTACGTTCTGTCGTTGCGACAGTGGAATTCCGAGTACCTCTGGTCCACCATGATAAAAGGTTATACCATTGGTTGAACCAGGCTCTTGCATTTCTGCTAGAGAGCTGAACCATCGAAGTTTTCACCATGACGGACTTTCCCTCTATCCGCTCCCTAACTCTTTGAAGAAAGGGTTGGATTGGAGATGAGAAAAGGGTTTGTAACCGACGTCTCTCAGTACCACTTACGGTACCTGCCATAAAAGGCACATTAATATTATTGATGTGAGAGGGGGAATTTTGAGATGAGTCAGAAGATGAATCAGAAGAGGGGCTAACACTAGGAGAGTCGCCGGGAACCGCTAGAACTTTTAATGTTCTATTAGAGGTAATAGCGACCCGAACCATAACAATGTAATCCTGCTCCGAAAGGTACAGGATAACACCTGGGTTAACTGGATCAACTACAGCGTAGTTGCCTGCTTCGATTCTCTCCCATTGGACTTTCGGAAATAGACGATGGGACCGTAAAGCCATTAATGGAGCAGACGTGTGGAAACTTGAAATAAAGTTAAGCATGTTTGTAAAATTTTTATGGTGTAAAGGTCTGTTTTCTGCCTCCGCCCTGGGTAGGGAAGAGACATAGACAGCTTCGATCCCTCTTTCGCTTTTCAGCGGGGAGCAGGTCGGAGGTAAGGTTTCCTCGTAAGTTTCAGGCGCGGTTGTTACACCGGTCCTTCCCCGTTACGTATAATGGTTCTACCGTTAGGTGGCGTCGTTAGGTAGGGTTAAGACCTTTATAGACTGGAGGGCTGAGTGTATCTATACTCTCCCTTTGGCCTCTGGAGTCTTTCTCTCCTCTCTGGCCGCCGGTACCATTTAGCATTCTCAACCTTGCACCAGTTATAATTTTAACCATATCCAGGCCTTGCGGCTGTCCTTTCGGATTTGTGTCTGGACCACTCAGTGGTCGACTGGATTACCAGTCCACACCGTAGGCAGAATTGCATCCTTACCAACCCACGCGTTTTAGATAGTGGGTGATTACCTGGGGGGTGGGAGACTATTGTACTGCAACATCAAGTTAGCTTGAGGAACCAAACTCGTTAAAGTTGGTGGGAGTTATCAGACTCCGCTCAAGAAAACTGTTT